TTACTTCAGAAGCAGCAATTAAATCTGTTTGAACTTGAGCTTCAAATAGTTGACCTTTAGCTTCACCAAGATCTAAAGTTTTTTGAGCAAGGATACCATTACGAGAATCCATATCAATTGAACGTTGAGTGAAAGACATATGAATACCATACTCTTCAACTTTACCTTTAACTAGAACTGATTTAGCATTAACAGCATTTACATTTCCACCTTCCTCAGAAAGAACAGGGTATGAACTAGATAATACAGCATAGTCAGCATCACCGTTGAATAAGTTACCAGCACCAGATTTAGTTTTAGTAGAGTCTGCACCTGCAACACCATCAGCATCAGCTTTAGTTGGGTAACCTTCAGCACTACCAACCATAGCATCATTAGCATCATAAGCATACCAACGAGATTTAATAATTTGAGCAGCGTTAGCATTAATGTTGTTATCAATTTGATTCATTGGGTGTAACACAGGGTAGTGACGTTCTTTAACGATTTCGTCTCCGAAATGCTTCGGTTGAGTTAGTTTATCACCTAATTGAGTGAAGATAGTTTTCTTTTTAGCTTCTTTGATTGCACCTTTTGACCAGAATTTGTCATTCGGTTGTTCTGAAAAGTCCGTAGTAGTTAATTTACCTTGGTTGAACTTTGATGTTAAGTTTGTTGCCATAATTTATATTCCTAATATAGTTGTTGTAAGGCTAAGCTTGTAGCTTAACCTCCATTTATTAACTGTTGCATATACATATCAAAGTCATCACCCTCTAATTTCATAGGGTCAAATTTAGCAGCAGGTTTACTTTTAACTTTCTTCTTGCTAACTAATGATGCTTTCTTACGTTTCGCAGCGACTTTTTTCTGTTCCGTTTCCACTTTTTGTTTATACTCTTTAGCTTTTCTAGCTTTAGCTATCTTAGCTTTTTCCTCTTCGATCTTCTTTCTACTTTCAGCTTCAGCAGTCTGTGCGCTTTGCTCTGCTTGTTTAGCTTTAGTATTTTCTTGTAAAGCTTGATCGCGTCTATATTCAGCCTCTAGCTCTGTGGCAGCAGCTCTGTACTTTTCTATAGAACTCATTGAGTTAAATGTACCCATAACATCAGTTGATGCCATCTCGGCTATTCGTTGATTAACGAGCTCATAACTTCCATCTTTTAAATGGTGAATCAGATCATCTCTAACTTTAGAGTTATCTATGAACTCACCGAAACTGCTATCATCCCAGTCTTTTGAAAGAACTTCTTGTAGCTTCGCATCAACACCAAGTCTACTTGCGACTTCCATAGTATCATCCATAACCATGCTAACTTCACTAGTTAAGACATTAGTATTTTTGTAATCTATTTCATCCAAATCTAAGTCAGTAATAGGATCTAACTTTAAGTCAGCAATATGCTTCTTAATAGCTTCTTTGTCCCCTGACATTATATTCATAGCCAAGTTAAACTTTTCAGGATTATCTAACATACCCATATCTTTCAATGGAGCCATATAAGGCTTGTACTTTTTAAACCCAGCCATCTTCTCACTAAACCCTGCAGCCATCTGTTGTGATTGAATGATCTTTTTAGGATCTGTAAATCCTCTTCTTTTCGTACCATTAGCAGTGAATTCTGCCGTTACTTCTTCATAGAATTTTTTATAGTCAATAGTATCAGTAGTCTCAGCTTTAGCTACGTCTTCTACAGCCTCTGTTTCAGCACTATCTTCGTTAGTTTCTTCTTCGTCAGATTGCTCTTCCTCTTCAGTTTCCTCTGCTTCGTCAACAGTTTCTTCTTCAGACTCTTCCTCATCTTCTTCTTCAGATTCTTCCTCTGAACTATCTTCATCTACTGGAGTGTATTCTTCCTCATCTTCCTCTTCAGTCTCAGATTCTTCACTGTCTTCATCGTCAATCGGCTCAGTGCTTTCCTCTTCTTCTTCAGGCTCTTCTTGTTGGTCTGTGTCCTCGTTAGTTTCTGTAACTTCTTCTTCTTTTACTTCTTCGTCATTAAGCTTGTCAAACGATCCGTTTAACATAGCTTCCATAGCTGCTTCGTGCTCTTCTTCAGATAAATCTTCGTAATCCATAATTACTCAGCCTCATTATAATCAGCTATAAGATCTTTTCTGTTTTGTTCAGCAAAGTTAATCTCTTCTTCAGAGTTTTCAGCTTTAGATAAAACACTTCCTGCAAATTCAGGTGTTCCTATAAATGCTTTTAAGTTTCTAATAGATCCAAGTCTATCTGCCATATCTTCAAGAGTATCTCGTCTTGTAATATTTGGTGTTAATAGATTATTAAGTACACGCTTACTTTCATCTTCGAAGTAAACCTCTTCAATAACTAGTTTAAAATCTGGGTTGTTTTTAAGACGTTCTAACGCCTCTCCAACTAGTACATTCTTCTTATGCTCTTCAATTGATTTATCAAATGATTGGAGCTCCAATTGTAAGTCTGTCATATTATTATTCCTTTTGGTTACCAAAATGGCATTGCCGAATTTATTAATTAGCCCACCTATAAATAGGCAGTGCTAATACAGTTGCTATTGTATCTATTGAAACCTTAAACTATTCTTGCATTTCTTGTTGCATAGGAGGTTGAGAAGGTTGACTTACTTCACCTAAACCTGCAACTAAGTCTCTAGCAGCATTAGTTATTAGACCTACTTTAGATCTCTCCTCTGCTTTACCAGATTCATAAGCATTAGATAAACCTACTTGTCTTTGTTGTTCAGCTTGTTGTTGCATAGCTACCATAGGATCTTCTTGCTGCATAGGCATCTGAGGCTGTTGTAAACTTTGTTGTGGAGGAGGTGTCATACCTCCCATAGATAAACCTAAACCTTCCATTAACTATCTCCTTTTCTATTTACATCACTACTGAATTTCATCTTTTCCATCTCTCTATAGTGGTCATCTTCTTTAGCTTGATCACCTTCTAAAAACTCTTTATCTAACATATCAGTTTCACTTCTAAGTTTCTCTGCTTGAGCTCTTCTTAGTTCAGCTTCAGCTACTTTGTTCTCTCTATCACCTTCATTCTCTGCTGTTCTGCTTTGTCTTTCAGATATGATTGAGTCATAGCTTTCAATTTCTTTAGCTTTAAGTAAGATGTCCATCTCTAGCTTCTTCTTCTCTAATCTAGCATTCTCTATCTGTAGTTGCTCCATCTCTTGTTGTTGAGGTGATGGCTCAGGTGGCTTAGCTTGTCTAAACTCTTCTGCCAAGTCTGGGTGATTCTTTAGGTCTAATATCTTTGCCCATACTTTATTTACCATCATAGGGTCCATAACACTAGCTCCTGTTTGTAACACCATACCTAAGTCAGCTGCAGTCTCCGCATCTTTCTCTGGAGTAGATACATCTACTTTTAAATCCATTTCTCCAGCTAAAGCATCTTTAGATATTTTATGAAATGAGCCATTAGTTACTCGTATAACTTCTTCTTCTCTAGCAAACTCTTGATTCATAGATACAGTAAGTATAGCTATATCTTTAAATAGTGAGTTACTTAATCTACGAAGGATACTCATCTCTCGTTTAGCAGTAGAGTCCATAGCAGACTTAGCTCCAGTTGCAGTAGATCCTAAACTAGCTCCTGATATTCCATTACTAAAAGCTTTAACTCCACTCAATGCTTCAGCTTCATTATTCTGCATATCTATCATTTGAAATACTGTAGATGGAACACTATCAACTGATTGTCTTTGCATAGATTTATTTATATCCATACCTGTTCTATAGTAAGTAGTATTACCTTTATCTAAGTTAGTCTTTTGTTGTGGTGATAGTAGTTGATCATCTATGAATAGTTGACCTACTGCTTGAGCTGCTGTAATATCATGTGCTGCTCTAGTTAATCTACCTATACTGTCTTGGTTATCTATTAAGATAGCTCCATCTGGTTTACCTCTTACATCTTTCAACACAGGTATATAAGTAGCTATACTAAAAGGTAACCTACCGTGAGCATAAGGATTTTCTTCCATACGAATGATAGTTCCATTTACCCAAGTAGCAACTATACTTGTTAGTTCACCTTTACCCTCTATATCCCAATAACCCCAATACTCATAAGCTGTTAGACGTTTACGAGGAGCATCACCAAATCTAAAGTTATTAGATGCATCTGTTCTTAGTTCATCATAGTCATCATCATCTCCATCTACTCTAATCCTATCAAGATTCTTATAGACTCCAAACTCTTCGCCAGTTTCTTTATCTACCCTATACTCATTCTTCTTTAGTTCACTCATGTTAGTTTCATATTCATGCCATATAAACTTAGCATCTCTTAATACACCATCACAAGTTGGGTCTATACCTACATTAGAGTTAGCACATAGTTCATAGGTAGGTTTATTAACTATTAACACTTCTTGCTCTTCTTGAACTATTTCTACACCTGTTTGCACAGGTTCTCCAGTTTCTAACATAGCTTGAGCTTCTTCTGGAGACATACTTCCTGAAGCTACTGCTTGGTCCATTAACATCATACTTTCTTCAGGTGATGCATAGACAGGTTGCTCTACTTCAACTAGTTGTGTTTCATACTCAGCTTCCCAACCTGTTTTAACTATAGCTGTCCCTTCATAAACTAATGTTCTAACTACATTACCTATCAACTCAGTCTTATCTACTTTAGTAGCCCACTGCCAATTTAAATATAAAGCATTTAATCTAGCTGCCTCAACATCTTCACTAGTTCTACCTGTTATATCAAACATATCAACAGTGTTTAGAAAAGGCTCCTCTAAGGCAGGTATCTTCCACTCACCTTGCTTTTCTATAAGTTTAGGTCTTACTGTGCTTTTACCTGGTCTTGCTTTTACCTTCTTACCACCTTCAACCCCTCTTGCATATTCAGCTAGTTTAGCTCGATACTCTTCTAAGGAGTCACTAGCCATATCTAGGTCTGCATTAAGATCACTGAATGTAGGTTCATTAGCCCACTTAGTTAGCTTTGTTTTATTAATACCTTCAATCATTAACTATTCCTATTTTATTTATATGAGATTATAGCATAAGGTATATTATGTAGTTTGTGTCTTACACTACCTTATTTTAAACAGCTTAATAAAGTATTGCTAATTGTATTGCTTTAATAAATAATTAAGTAATACTTTACTATACTTCTACCAAGCAACTGAAAGGTTGACTTACATTTTAAAGGATTTACGATGAACGAACTAATTGAATTAACAAGCAAAGAGGCTATGTTATCTGGTGTAATAGTATCAATGAAAGATATATGTGATGCTCAAGGTATAAGACATGATAATGCTATGAGAGATTTTAAAAAAGAATTGACAAAATTGGACTCAGAAACTGCTGCAAGTATAGCACCTCATCTGGAGGAGCTTAATTATTCTTTAAATAAAGGACAAACATACCCAACTATAGGGATGCCTCTTAAAACAGCTGTATGGTTTTTTACAAAATATGATGCCCAATTACGTCATAACATAGTAGATTATGCTTTTAGTAAAATGACCGAAGAATTTACTGAACAAATTGAACAAGATCAAAAAGAAATAGGTCTATTAACTAAACAAGTAGTTAAATTAGAGTCTGACAAATTTGTAAATTGGTCAACTACTGATAAAACTGTAAGTAGATTTATCAAAGAAAATAGTTTAAGTGTTACACCTACAGACTTCCTAAACAAACTTGAAGAGTGTGGAGAGCTTAAAACAGTTGAAGTATTAACTACTAAACGTATATTGACTGAAGAGTCAGTTGGATCTTACACAGACAAAGGATCGCTTACATTTCCTGAAGACTTCTTAAGATCTATAGCTCAATCTATGGAGGTTATGTAATGACTACTAGAAAACAAACTTATGATATATCAGAAGAAACTATTAAACTAATTGGTGAGTTGCAGGCTGTTAAAGCAAATGAATATGGAGTTAAGAAAGTATCAAAAGGTCACGTAGTGGAAGTTGCAATAAGAGCATTACATAAGGCTCTAGTAACAGATGTAAATTAAAAAGTCTAAGATGGAGTTTAGTTACTCCATCTAGCTTTTGTAGGTCTTATATCTAAATGTGTTCTATCTGTTGAGTTATTTCTACTATAAATACCTATACCGTACTTGTTAGGATATAGTAAGTTTAGATAGCTAACTACTTCTTTACTTTTTACATCTCTTACTTTAAAGTCACAAGCTATACCTTCCATATGTTTAGAGTTTATAGATCCACCAACTTCTCTATTATGTTTCTCACATCTATATCCACTAGTTATAGTTATAGGTTTGTTGAAATGAAATCTTATATCTTCTAACACATCAAGTAGCTCTATGTTATCTATAGTTTTACCACAACCACATTGACACTCAAACTCTTTAGCTACAAAGTGGTATCTTGCCCAATCTAACTTGATTAAGCCTTTTAACATAGTTATAGACTTTTCAAGTAGAGCTATTATAGCTTTTATAGTTATTATATTCATAACTATCTATTACTCTCTAACTTACTAACAGTAGCTGTAAGCACTTCTTGTCTAACTAAAGAAGTAGATACCTTCTTATCTATATCTGATATAGTGTCTGATAGTTCTTGCATAGTCTCTGCTGCTAAGTCTTGTTTAGCACTAGTTACTTGATATACAACTAACATAGCTGTAAACAGTCCGCCTATTACCCATTGCACTAAAGATGCTTTAATAAAGTTTTTAGACTCTGCTTCTATTTGCTCAAATCTATCATTATTCTCATCTTCATGCTTTTCTAGTAAAGCTGCTACTCTTGTTAGTGTAGTTTCCATACTATCTATAGTTCCTGATGTAACTCTCAGAGCTGGGCAACCATTACCTCTTTGACTCTTCTCTATGATAGCTAATCTGTCATCTCTTCTTTGAAAACTTTCAGCTACATTTCTATCAAGATTATGTACCTTCTCTGTTAATACATTATGTGTGCTAAGTGCCTCTGTAAGTTTATCTAACTTAGAGTTAGTAGATACCCCAGTAGATACAAGTTCTTCTATAGCTTGACCTAGTAAACTTATATCTTTAGTATGCTCAGCTAATTTACTTTGCACATCTGGAGCACTGCTTCTCCTATCCGTCTTCACTTCAACTTCTTCTTTCAATTTACTTGTTTCCTTTATTCCAATAAAACCAACCTAATAATCTCACTGCTGTAAACATAAGGTAAGCTACAAACACAGATTTCTTTCTTACACATCTAAGTAGTAAGTTATCTGCTACTGTTCTACTGACTGTTTTCTTTACATATAACTCATCGTGCATAGAACAACAGCTCTTCCAAGAGCCATTGAACCAGCAAGTGCAGTTACCAGGAGACGTATTACACATCTTCCCAGTGACTACACATATTACGAGTTTTAGTAACAGTCTCAAACTGCTCATTACCTTCATCATCAAGTATAGCTTCACCATCTTCATCTACTATAAGTTGCTCAACTTCATATTCAAACTTCTCATAGTTGATAACATCTTCTATACTTTCAAATGCTTTTATCTCAGCTTCTTTAGACCACTTCTGTCTAAATAGTTTAAGACCGCTTGTCTTGATAGCTAATATCATAGTTGCATAGTCTTCTAACTCTATAGAGTGAGGTTGACCAAAAGCATCAATAACTACATCTATCTCTAACTCTCTGCCTATTTCAAATCTTTGCATATCATCTAAACTACCATCTATCTTAAAACCTAAACCGCTATCTATGGCTGGTCTATTAGATGCTTCTTTAAAACTTTTAGATACTTTCGTAAGTAGACCTTTAACTAGCTGTTCTAAAGGTTTTTCAGTAGTTTCGTAAGTTACTTTATAAACACCATCAACTACCTCGCCTACTTCTTTAGATGTGTAATATTCTCTACTTGGTTTAGACTCTTTAACTATTTTAAAGTAACCTAGCTCAGCTAGTTGTTCTTGTGAAAGCTTAGAGCTATACTTGTTTACCCCATTTACATTTACAAGCTTAGGTAGTTCTTCTACCTTACTTGTTGTTTCATTAAACATCTTCATTACTCGAATTCTCCTTTTTCTGTGTTATATATTGTTGAAATCTCTTCTTGAGATAGGACTCTATTGTACATACGGATGTTTGATACACTACCTTTAATATAACCAGTATCTTCTGAGTACCTAGAGCCTACTGTGAAGTCTGTATTATTAATGTGAAATTCATCAGCTATAGTATCATTAAATACTTCAATAGTGTCACAGTATACTGAAAGTGTTTTTAAGTCTGCACTTGTTGCAAACAAGACTATATAGTGCCAAGTTCCGTCATCCTTGCCACTCAGTCCTATATCATCCCAACCTGCTGTATACATCTTCAGTACGTTATCGTCACTATCTATAGCAAGTAAGGTTCTCCCATTATCAGCACTACTATCGAATACGTAAGCCCCGCTGTTATCAGTATCCTGTATGTTCATCCAAAAAGATAAGGTTTTAGCTACTGCTATTTCTGGAAACTTTAAGTAGTCCCCGTCTCCATCAAGCGAAGCACTAACCCCATCATAGCTAACATCACCATTATCTGTACCATCATACTGACTAACCCAATGATCTTCACTGCTATTTTTTAAAGGGTAATAAGCTACTAAACCTCTATCTATAACTATATTTCTTGTTATCTTTTCATAGTTGTAGATAGTTTCTATTTCATTTGCTGTTAATGCTTTATTGTAGATGCGTATGTTTTTTATGTTGCCTATTAACTTATCATCTCCTATGTGTACACTTGTAGGGGAGTCATCAGTATGTGAGAAGTTATCATTTATAATTTCCACACCATTCTCATATACCACAACTTTATCTGTTCCATCTCTATTTACTATGTAGTGATTAAAATTATCAGTACTTAAATTACCTGCTTTTATTAAACCACTGTTATCTGGTTGTCTAAACCCTACCTCCCCACCTTCTTGAGAAAAATACCAACGATTATCTGTTGAGTAACTGTAAAAAATAATACTATCTGTATCATCTAAATTGTTGGATTTTAACCAAAAGCTTATAGAACTATTTCTCGGTTTAAAGGCTTCAACTGGGATATTGATAGTATCATCTGTGTTATCCCATAAAGATGCGATCCCCATCTCACTTTCTACATAAGTCACACCATTCTCAGTTCCATTATAGTTACCAGTTAAATCTTCTGCCGTACCATTTAAAGGGTAGTGAGCTACTAAACCTGATATATCTTTAGTTGGATCACTACTATACTTTGATTGAGTGTATATCATTTGTACTTCTTGAGGGTTTAAGGCTCTGTTATAGATTTCTACTTGATCTATTAGTCCAAACACAGAGTCTCTACTTATATTTTTAAATGTTATAGAAGAAGAGGTTACTGTAACGCTTTCTAACAGAACACCATTGATATACACAGAACCTACATCTCCTTTTCTAGTAACAGTTATATTGTTCCAATTTCCATCAAATACATCTTGAGTATTTGTTGTCGTAGCTCCAGTACCTGCATCATCAAAATCTAATGTAAATGTATTATCATCATTAAACTTAGTACCTATAAAAGCATTACCTGTATCATTATTATGTAAAGCAGAAAATGTAACTGCAGTATCATGCTTTACAAATGTGGAAAAAGAAAAGTCTGTAACAGTAATAGTACCTATGTCAATAGTAGAGGTGCTGTCTGACATATCAGCACTATTATCTCCAAATTTTGAAGTACTGCTGTAAGTAACAGCAGTTGCAGTCCCATCATAATTACCACACAGATCAGTAACATCTCCATTTAGTAAATACTTAGCTATCAAACTACCATCACTAAAAGGGTCAGTAGAATTAATTATACTATCAGTAGTATAAGAAGGTCCAGAGAAGTTCCCGAAAGAACCTCCCATCATACCACCTAAATTAGCACTCACTAGTTTACTCTACCTATAGCAATGCTATCAGTAGCCTCCACAAAGTAACCAAATCTTTCTACACCTGTTAGGTCAGTAGGTGTGTTTTTAAATTTAAACTCAGCACCCCAACCTGTAATGTGTTCAGCAGTTGTAATAGTTAAAATACCACCTTGACCAACACAACCAACAGTTCCATCAGTAGCTAATGTAATATCTGCATCAGCTGTCATAGTCATACTGTAGTTGTTTTGTAATCTAAAATCTATAGCTACTGTATCATCAGCTAAAGCTTCAATAGATCCTCTTTGTGTTTTAGTAAATGTATTAGCTACACCTGTTTTAGATATAGTTGCATCAGATGCTTCTTTACCATCTATCTGTGTTTGTATAGCACTAGTTACACCATCTACATAGTTTAACTCAGCTGTTGTAGCTGTAATACCGTCAAGTATGTTAAGTTCAGCAGTTGTGCTTGTTACACCATCTAAGATATTTAACTCTGCAGCAGTTGATGTCACATCAGTTAATGTGCTTACAGCTTGTGTGCCTGTATGGTTAGTTCTATCTTTTAGATTAG